TGTGGCTGAAGTAGTTGAAGTTCATAGCTGCGCTGTGCTTATTGATAATGTAGCTATCAGGCTGCGATTTGCTCGCGCACTTGCTTTGCTGTGGCGAAATGAAAGATTGCATTATCTGCTTGGCGCTTAACCAGAAAGCGGAAGCCCTGAGCTTGCTGGCCTGCCTTGCCCATGTCAACAACAACGTAACCGGCGGCAAATGCTTGGGCTTGAAGGGTCATGGTCTGAGATGCGGTGGGGGCTCTTTGCCTCCCTTATCTATATTATATCACAGCAAAAAGCGTGTGTCAATGCTTTTTGCGGTGTGTCGCTTTATAAAATGCAAGCTCTAAAGTTGTGAGTCCCCGAGGGGACTCTGCCGCAGCTGCTTTCTCTTTAGCTGCGGCGATCGTGTCTTGTGGACGTGAGTTCCAGTTGATATCGCCGCTCATTTGCTGCTGTGCGCTTTATAGATGGCGTAGCCTTCTTCGGTGAGCCAGATATAGCGTTCAGACACTGGCGTTCCAATGTTCCATTGGCCGCTTATCGCCATGCCTGCTTTTTTGAGATTAGATAGGCGCGGAGCGTTCTTTAGGCTGATCTTTGGGATGTCGCGGCCAAGGCGTGCAGCTGGGGGGTGGCCATTCTCGAAGCTGACGTCATCGGTGATTTGCATGATTTGATCGGCCAGCTCAAGGAAAAAGTCCTTTGTAGCTTGATTGAGCTTGTCCCATGTCAGAGGTCCTGCGCTGCCTGCTTTTTTGCGTGGGGTGTTCTTCTGGTCCATTACTTTGTCTTCAGACTCCAGGATCGCAGCGATGGTTTGCACAACATCAGCTTGCTTAATGCGCTTTTTGTTGTAGTAGACATGCCCATTAGGGTAAAACACTACGCCATGGCAATTGGCGGTGGTGTTGTCTTTCTTTGAAACCTCTGCTAGACGTTCAGAGTAGAAAAGTGCTGTTTCGGTGTAGGTGGCCATGATGTGAAGGGGAGAGCTCTTTGCCCTCTATATATAAAGTATAGCATACGCTTTCGCAAAGTGTCAATAATTGTCATTCATTACAGTCTATGCTTTAATACGTTTACGGATGCAAAAAGCATCCACCGCACCTGGACAAATGAAGAACACGCGTAGTGACGTCGAGTGCTATGCCCTGGCAAAAGAGCTGTTGACCCTGCCCCATGACCGTCAAGGCTGGACTGAGGTAGCATTGCAACTCTCTGAGCTTCATGCCTGGGAAGTCCAACAAGTTATGGACTATTTCAATGGCGAAGCTGAGGGTGTCAAGCATCTTGCCACCATCGCTCAGCATTACCTTTGGGTAAAAGGCGGTGATCCGGTATCAATGAAGGGCACCACTCACGTTGCCTAAATATGAACGTCGAGCGCGTCAAGCGCTCCTACGTTCTGACACATTACGACTTGCTGTATGGTGCGGATATCTCGTTGCTTCAGATTTGCTCTCTCTAGAATTTCCTCCTGACTGCCGCCTGCCTCAGCAGCTTCCCTGTAGGACTGCATCTTGCGCTTTGCGCCGCTCGGGATGTGGATCATCAAAGACTTTGTATCAAGACTGCGTGTGATCGCCTGCCGAATCCACCAGTACGCATATGTTGACATTTTGTAGCCGCATTCTGGGTCGTACTTTTCTGCTGCACGCTGCAAGCCCAGGGTGCCTTCTTGAATCAAGTCCTGGAAGGTGAGATTGGTGTTCTTTAATTTGGATGTGTACTTCTTTGCAATGGCAACAACGAGCCGCAGATTGCAGCAAACGAACTGATCACGGGCTCTCCTACCTGACCGGACTAGCGACGGCGGCGGATCAGAGTGCTGCAGCCAGGCCTGGATCCGTCGTCCTAATTCAATCTCTTGAGTCTGTGTTAAAAGAGGATATCTCGATGCTATGCTGATAAAGTCCCCAATGTCTGACATCGTTTTATAACTTCAACAAATAAAATAACCTAGGACGAAGGATCGCATCAAGTGCCAAGCATTCTAGACGCTATCCCTGAAGGGCTAATACTAGCTGACCCCGACGATGAGAGCCTGTCAGTGCAGGAGGTCTTGGGGCGTCTCAATTCGACCTTGCTGCCGCATCAAGCTGCCTTTTGTGAAGACCAAGATCACCGCATTCTGGGCTTGGTGTCAGGGTTTGGCGCTGGCAAAACCTACGGCCTTTGCGCTAAAGCTATCAATGTTGCTGCGGCCAACGTGGGGTTTGTGTCGGCGCTATTTGAGCCAGTAGCGCCAATGCTGCGTGACATCCTCATGCGGTCTATGGATGATCTGCTTGAAAAAATCGGTCTGCCCTATGACTTCAGAGTATCACCGTTGCCAGAGTACGTCCTCAAGTTCAAAGAGGGTGAACATACCATCCTGCTTCGCACAATGGAAACATGGAACCGGATTCGAGGGCAGAACCTCTGTGCCGTTGGCTTTGATGAGTGTGACACGACCAATAGGCGTACAGCCGAACAGGCGTCTCGGATGGCGCTGGCCCGCTTGAGATCTGGCAATATGCAGCAGTTCTACGTTGCCACCACGCCTGAAGGATTCGGTTGGGCTTGGGATACATTCGAGCGCAATTCGGCGCCAGATAAGCGCTTGATTCGTGCACGCACTGCCGACAACCCATACTTGCCTGAAGGTTTCATCGATTCGCTCCTAGCTAACTACCCTGAGCGGCTGATCAAGGCATATCTAGATGGGCAATTCGTCAATCTGAACACAGGCGCCGTTTATGACCGTTTCAAGCGTGAGACGCATGTGACGTTGCCTCCAGGCGGGATTGAGAATGAACCTCTGAGAATCGGGCTCGACTTTAACGTTGCAAGGATGTCTGCGGTCATTGCCGTCCGCATCGCTAAGCGGATTCATGTGATTGATGAGATCAGCGGAGCACACGATACAGATGCACTTGCAAAAGAGATTTGCAGGCGATATCCTGACCGGAAGATCTACATCTACCCAGATGCCTCAGGTGGCAATCGCAGCACGAATGCTTCCCGGACAGACATCCAGATTCTCGAATCATATGGGTTCAGCAACCAATCACCAAAAGCCAACCCTAGGGTCCGTGATAGGGTGGCTGCTCTACAAGCTGCTTTGGAAAATGGGAAAGGCGAGGTCCGCCTCAATGTTGCACCTAAATGCTCCAAGCTGATTGAGTCGCTTGAGCTGCAATGCTGGACAGAAAAGGGCGATCCGGACAAGGAATCGGGATATGACCACATGAACGACGCTTTGGGCTATCTAATCTGGCGAGAGCTCAATCCTCTGCACATGAACGCAGGCAGGGGAACCGGGATCAGGCTTTATTAAACTGAAGATATCGGGCGGGTTCTAGCAGTGTATTCAGGATTCTCTGGTGGTCGCCAGCGCGTTGGTAACGTTACTCAGGTCAATGATCCAAGCTCGGCATGGGTGAATATGGAGCCTCACTGGGGTCTAATCGAGACTCTATTGGGTGGCACGTACAAAATCAGGAAAGGCCATCGAAAATTCCTGCCGCAAGAACCCAGAGAGCTTGACCTTAGCTATGACAACCGACTAAGCAGATCCGTCCTCTCGCCGTATTATGTCAGGCTAGAACGCATGCTGGCTGGCATGCTGACTCGAAAGCCTATCAGGCTTGATGATGTCTCAGATCTTATCCGTGAGCAACTATTTGATGTAGATCTGCAAGGAAATGACTTGCAGACTTGGCTATACAACACATCTCGCACGAGTATCCGATATGGGCATGTTGGCGTCTTAGTTGACGCACCAAAGTCTGGCGACAATGGCCGCCCCTACTGGATCACTTATACACCAAGGGATATTCTTGGCTGGCGTACTGAAATGACTGATGGGCAGCAGAAACTGACCCAACTGCGATTATTCGAGAAGGTACTCGTTCCTGATGGCTTATACGGAGAGAAGCAGGTCGAGCAAGTGCGCGTGCTGACCCCTGGCGCATTTGAGATCTTCCAAAAAGATCAAAAAGGCGATTTTCGTGTAATTGACGAAGGCACGACAAGCTTGAATGAGATTCCGTTCAGCGTTGCCTATTCCAACCGCGTTGGCGTTCTAGAATCATTCCCACCGTTGGCTGATATTGCCGAGTTGAATTTGCAGCACTATCAGGTGCAATCAGATCTCGGAAATCAGCTGCACATCAGTGCAGTGCCGATGCTTGCATTGTTTGGGTTCCCTGCAGCAGCAGAAGAAATCAGTGCAGGACCAGGCGAAGCTTTAGCACTGCCTGAAGGAGCATCCGCAAGCTATATCGAACCCGGTGGCAATAGCTACGACGCGCAGTTCCGCAGGCTCGATCAGATCGTCTCGCAGATGAATGATCTTGGCCTTGCTGCTGTGATGGGCGCAAAGCTTGCAGCCGAGACAGCCGAGTCAAAGAGGATAGACCGCAGCCAAGGAGATAGCACCATGATGGTGGTGGCCCAGCAGATGCAGGACATGATTGACAATTGCCTGAGGTTCCACGCTGATTATTTGCAGGAGCCGCAGGCAGGCAGCAGCCTAGTCAATCGTGACTTTATGGGCGCAAGACTTGAGCCACAAGAGATTCAAGCATTGCTGCAGCTTTACACCGCTGGCACGGTGACACAGGAAACATTGTTACTGCAGCTTGAAGCAGGGGAAGTCTTAGGGGATGACTTCGATGTTGAGGCCGAGCTAGAAGCAACACAGGCTGGCGGATTGATGGAAACACCACAGCCAGTTCCACAGCAGGAAGTCACAATGCCTGAAGGAGAACCGGAGGCAGGTAATGGATTGGCTGAATAACCTACGTAGGCCAAAAGCAGAAGAACCGCCAGGCAGGTCGTTTTTTTACACCCATGACAAGCTTATCAATCAATATTTTGCCGTCATACGGATGGAATGGTATCTGGATGGCAAAGTTTGCGCCGTGACAGAGAGTAGCATCACAATTCATGACAAGGACGTACAGGCTGAATTCACCTCGATTTTGAGTGAAGCTTTGCGACTTGGTGCCGATGTCTGTGTGGTATGCATCGAAGATCCAAAAGTTCTAGGCATTCATAAGCTATGAGCAAGCTCCAAGAGATGTATCGCAACGCTATCGATTTGAATCGGTATAGCAATGGTATATCTCGGCGGCTGATTCGCGCTTATAACGATGTCGTGCTTGATGCTGTAGACCAGCTGCGAGGGATTGATGAGCTTGCTTCACCTGTAAAAGCAGCAAGATTGCGAGCGATTCTGGCACAAGTAAAAGACTCTTTGAGTACCTGGTCAGCCACTAGTATCGACGAAATCACGCGAGAATTCCAAGGACTGGCTGTTTTGCAATCCGAATTTTCTGCAGAACAGTTACAAAAAGCGTTGCCTGCAGGCGCTGCAAGAACTGTACGTACAGTCGAGATCAGCCCTTCGCTAGCACAAGCGATAGTGACATCCCAGCCCACAGTCGCTGGAGTTGTTGACCTTAGCGATAGTTTTTTCCAAGTAGCATCAGATCCGATCACATTTCAACTGACAGTGGGTCAGCAAGTCTCGCTGCCAAATGGTGAAGTGCTCAGGGAGGCATTCCAGAATCTGTCATCACGCCAGTCTGAATTGTTCAGTTTGTCTGTGCGGAATGGCATCCTTGAAGGCCAACCAATCGAGAGCATTGTTCGCAGCG